TCGAGAAACTGGCCGGCGTGAGCAAATCCGATCTGCTGATCGCTCTAACGGAGGCTGCGTAGCTTGGGCCGCCCATCGACATTCACTCAAGAGATCGCAGACGAGATATGCGAGCGCTTGAGTAAAGGCGAACCGCTTGCTGCTATATGCCGTGATGATCGGATGCCAGCCTATCGGACAGTGTATGATTGGCAGGCGAATGACGAGCAATTTTCCGCGAACATCGCGCGTGCGCGTGAAGCTGGTTTCGATCAGATTGCGATTGATGCGCTGAACATTGCCGATGCCACACACAGCGATACGATCCGCGATCCAGAAAGTGGCAGCGAGAGGCCGAACACGGAATGGATCACGCGTTCTAGGCTGCGCGTCGAAACCCGCCTCAAGCTCCTCGCGAAGTGGGATCCCAAACGCTACGGCGACCGCCAGCTGCTCGGCTCCGATCCCGACAATCCACTTCCTGCCGGCGTAACGGTCAGCTTCCGCAACACAGATGCAGACGGAAATAGAGCTTCCTGACTGGTCGCAATGCCTGTGGCGCAAGGATGCTCGTCACATCGCATTATGGGGCGGGAGAGGCGCGGCCAAGTCTCGGTCTATAGGTACGGCGCTGATCCTCCAGGCTGCGGAAGAGCATCACCGCGTCCTCTGCGGGCGTGAGTTCCAGAACAGCATCCGAGATTCGGTCAAGCGTCTGCTCGACGACGAGATAAGACGGCTTGGCCTGACGAGCGTGTTCCATTCGATCGACAATGAGATACGCGGACCCAACGACAGCTTGTTCATCTTCTCGGGGTTGAGGGGCAATGCGAACGGTATCCGATCGCTTGAGGGATTGACTGACTGTTGGGTCGAGGAGGCCCAAGCCGTTAGCCAGGGCAGCATCGACACGCTTGAGCCGACATTACGTTCACCGGGTTCACGGCTTATCTGGAGCTGGAACCCGGATCTTGAGACAGATCCGGTCGACGCGATGTTCCGGGGCAATGATACTGAGAAGTGGCCGGGCCCGCCGCCGCGTTCGGTCGTGCTCAACGTCAATTACGATCGCAACCCGTGGTTTCCCGATGACCTCAGGGAAAAGATGGAGTGGGACCGCGCCCGCGACATCGACAAGTATAACCATATCTGGCTTGGGCAGTATCGCCGCAACTCGGAAGCCAGAGTGCTCAAGAACTGGCGTGTTGAGGCGTTCGAGAGCCCGGCCAATGTCGAATATAGATTGGGCGCCGACTTCGGGTTCAGCATCGACCCGTCATGTGCTGTCCGTTGCTGGATCGACGGGACGCAACTGTTCGTCGATTATGAGGCGTGGGGGTTGAGGGTCGAGATCGTCAATCTGCCCGCTCTGTTCATGAGCATCCCAGATGCCGAGAAATACTGGATGACGGCGGATTCATCACGGCCGGAGACGATCAGCCATCTGCGCAACAACGGCTTCCCGCGCATTGCCCCGGCATTGAAGGGGCCGCGCTCATTGGAGGAGGGCGTGGAGTTCCTAAAGAGCTATGACATCGTTGTGCATCCGAGGTGCGAGCAGCTGATCTCGGAACTGACGCTCTACTCGTACAAGGTCGACAGCCTCACCGGACAGGTGACGTCCGTGCTTGAGGACAAGGATAACCACATGATCGACGCCTTAAGGTATGCGGTTGAGGGAGCCCGGCGAGCACTGAAGAACGAGCGCAAGGTGATCGTGAAGCCAATCCCGTCACTGGCTACGGGCTTCAGAAAGTCCGCGCACCGATAGAAGCGGCGGTATCGCTTAGCGGGTGAGCAAGCCGCGCATTCACTATCTGCATACAGGCCCGTGGCCTTGGTACGTCGGATTTACCACGAGTGACGCCGCTTTTCAGCGCGAAATGAAACGGCTGAAGGTGAAGAACGCTGGTCCCGGCGTGAATGTGGGGGCCAGCGCGACGACGCATCACCTTGTCAACGGATCGGACAACACGGCGATCATCGTCATGCAACCGCCGACCCGCAAACACTCCAAGGAACAATACGCCGCACTCCTCGCCCATGAGGCCGTCCATGTCGTGCAAGAGATGCGCGCCAAGCTCGGTGATCTGGGCAGCGAGGGGGAAGCGTACCTTGTGCAGCAGGTGGTGCAGGAGGGGCTTCAGGAGGCGTGGAAAACGGGCCGTGTAAAAGCGGGAAGGCCGCGCAATGGCTGAGCAATCCAAACGCCTAGAGGCTGTTCACGAACGCGCGATGAAGCGCATGGACGCGATTTGGGCTGTTCAGGAGACGGAGCGCCGCGAATGCCTCGACGATCGCAAGTTCTATTCGATCCGAGGCGCCCAATGGGACGATGAATGGGGTGCGCAGTTCGCCAATGCTCCTCGGATGGAGGTCAACAAGACCCACAAGGAAATAGTCCGCATCTTCTCCGACTATCGCAATAACCGGATCAGCGTCGATTTCCGCCCCGATGACGAGAATGGCGACGATGAGACAGCCGACAGCCTCGACGGACTGTATCGGGCTGATTTCGAGGATTGCGGGCAAGACGCGACGGATAATGCCTTTGAGGAAGCGGTCGGTGGTGGCATGGGAGCATGGCGTCTCAGGGCCTGTTACGAGGATGAGAGCGATCCCGACAACGATTATCAGCGGATTGCGTTCGAGCCGATCACGGACGCCGACCAAAGGGTGTTCTTTGATCCAGAATCCAAGCGGCAGGATAAGGCGGACGCCAAATGGTGCATCGTCCTTACGCCGATCACCAAGGATGCGTTCGAGGAACAATATGAAGGTAAGGCCGACAGCGATTTCCCGAACTGGCCTACCTACGTGTTCAACTGGCACGTCAACGACGTTGTTTACCTCGGCGAATATTACGAGGTCACGGACGTTAAGAGCGAGAAGGTCACGCTCACCCATCCGGTAATCGAGGATGAGAAGAGCCTAATCGACCCATCCGAAGAGGATTTGAGCGACCTTCAAGCTCAAGGCTGGAGCGTTCACCGCACGAGGACGGTCAAGAAGCCCAAGGTCACGAAATACACGCTCTCCGGCTGTGAGGTTCTCGACGAAGAGCAGATTCCCGGCCCCAACATTCCCATCATCGTCACTTACGGCAAGAGATGGGTGGTCGAGAATATCGAGCGCTGCGCCGGCCATACCCGTTACGCCAAGGATCCACAGCGGATTTACAACGCGGAAGTGTCGCAGCTCGCCGAGATTGCCGCGATTTCCCCACTGGAGAAGCCGATCTTCGATCCGGAACAGGTTGCCGGGCTGGAGGACGATTGGGCGCAAGGCAATATCAAGCGCCACCCTTATGCGTTGGCCCGAGCCTTACGGAACGAGGACGGATCGGTTGCCCAGATGGGCGCTGTCGGGAAGGTCGAGCCCCCACAAGTCCCGACAGCGCTCGCCGCGCTGGTCCAAGTCGCGGGTCAGGACATTGCCGAGCTTACCGGCGCCACGGATCAGAACGACGAGGTTCAATCCAACGTCTCGGCCAAGGCGATCGAGCTCGCTCATTCGCGGGCTGACGCAAAAACATTCATCTATCTCGACAACTTCTCCAAGGCTGTCCGCCGATGCGGAGAAGTGTGGCTGGGCATGTGCTCTGAGCTGTATGTCGAAGAGGGCCGCAAGATGCAGGCCCTCGATGACCAGGGCGGCCGGAAATATGTGAGCATTGCCGAGCCCGCGATTGCCAAGGACGGGTCGCAGATTCTTCGGAATGACTATTCGGGTGGCAAGTTCAAGGTCATTGTCGATGTTGGCCCGTCGTCTCAGTCCCGCAAGGACGTGACGGTTCGCAATCTCGTCGGCATGGCGCAGATGACCTCGGATCAGGAGCTTGAGACGGTCCTGACCTCCCTCGCCCTGATGAACATGGACGGCGAGGGCATCGACGACGCGCAGAAGTGGATTCGCTCACGTCTGGTGCGGATGGGCGTCGTTCAGCCGACCGACGAAGAGAAGCAGGAACTGGCACAGGAAGCCCAGAATCAGCCGCAGGACCCGAACGCCATGCTCGCACAGGGCATGACGCAGCAAGCTCTAGCGGAAGCTGACAAGGCCAAGGCGGGAACGGTCAAGACGCTGGCCGATGCGGAGCTGGTCCGCGCCAAGATCCAGGAGACGCTTGCCGGGATCGATATCGACAAGCGCCAGCAGATTATCGATGCGGTTCAGGCTGATGCGGACCGATTGGTCCAGCACGCCGGGAACATGGCGAACGGCGCAGTTCAATAGCCGACTTCAGAATTTCCATTGCCCACGAAATTTCCCGTCATTCTCCCCTCATCGGCAGCCACCAGCCGCAACGGTGAGA